TCTCTGGAAATGCGAGTCTTACCTTTGTACTTCACAAAGTCATAATCAGTCTTTCCAAAATGCGCCTTGAAGGCACAGTACATCAAATATATGTCAATCGGTTCCATTACAAATACGCTTCGATACCCAATCAGTTAGAATATTAGGAAATACCCCGTGAATGAAAAGAACAATACCCATTGACCACGCATGAAAGAGGTGTTTGAAATAGGTGGTGTTCTGTTCTTTAAGATGCTTCATATAGGTAACTTAGCAGTCTTTGGTAAAAAATTTAGTTCTCTCGCATTTGCCTCAATCTTTTCCTTGAGACTCTTTGAGATAAGTTTCCCGACTGTATCGGGTTCGATGTTCTTACGGTAACAATAATCTAGTACTGCCTCCATGTGGGTAATACCCTTTTCATTAGCAATTCTTTCAATCTCTAGAGAGAAAGATTTAGCAGTGTTCAATGACATAATTTCTCCTCTGGTAAAAAAGTTGGGGGCTGACCGTGGACCCCCGCGAGACTATTTCTGGCGTCTAACCCCTATTATTTATTAGTCTTTCTTAGTTACAAATGAATATAACTCAGCAGCCTGTTTCATCACCTCAGTTGGTGAATACATTTTAGGCATATACTTTGTTGTATATTCTGTAATATCTTTGTTTGCTTCTTTTACTTTGTTTAGATTTTCATAAAAGATACCAACTTGTGTATCATATGATTTATCTAACATTTCTTTTGCCATCGCTAAAGTATCAAAGCGAATTTCAAAAGGGTTTTTTCCACTTGACATAATTTTCTCCTTTGTGTCTGTGTGTGTTGGTGGGTGATTCTGTTGCTAGGACACCCACCGAAACCCCGACACTTACTGCTTACGCAGCAAGGGCCATAGGTGCAATGTTATCATTGGCACTTGTAGTTTTTGGTCTATACGCGACCAACCGTGTAACTCCGAATTCCTATTAACTGCCCGTCGATCCTATTTCGCCCCCATCAGAAACATACCACAACAAACTCTTTCGTGTCTAGCAAGGCCTCATTACTAGAGACGGTGGTATGCTTCTGGTGGAGGCGGCGGGTACTGCCCCCGCGTCCAGTACAGCGTTGAGTCATCATCAACGTTACCTGTTATATATAACATCTTCTCCGTTTAAAGTCAAGGAACTTTTTGTTGCCTTATTCACAAATTCCACATCTTTACCTGACCCAATAATACATGCATTACCATTTGCAAAAGATTCAATGATGGTAATTCCACTGTCTCCAACGTACATTAGATTGACAGTATCGTTATCAGGGTCAGTCCAATATGCATAAGGCTCCTCACCTAGATTTGTAACTGCACCCAGAATAATGTTTAACGGCGCACAAAGAACTGGTTTCTGCGTTTGAAAAAAAGCTGGTGGTTCTTGTGCAAAGGTTGATGTGCTAAGCAGCAGTGCTGTTAGGAATGTTAGATACTTCATTACGTCTTCTCCATTCTGCAACGGATTCGACCAACGCATCTAGATAATTGTTTTTGTCCTTTACAAACTCTTGAACAGTTCCGTCCTCTGTGACTACGAGAATAACTACCTGTGAGATTTCAATCCCTGTTCTCTCTCCGAACATCTCTGCATACGCAGAGCCTTGAATGTAATAACTTTCATTCCAATCATCATTGCGTTCTTTAGAGGATGTCTTGAAGTCAATAATGGAAGGTGTTCCATCATATTCTGCAATACAATCTACTCTGCCCGCTACCTTATATTTATCACTGTAAAGACCCGCTTCTTGTGCATAGATGTTATCAATATTGCATAATGCTTTGTCTGCCAGTTGACCAAAAAGACAATATGGCAGGAAATTCTTCTTGTGTTTCGCCCATTCCTTGGGGAAATTGGTCGGCATGTTGTTGAGGTAGTCCTCACACATGTGATGAACTTTAGTTCCTCTCGCAGCAGCAGTCCTTGCTACATGGTTGGCAACATCGTTACCAACACGTTTGCGCCATTCCATCAATCCCTTCTTGTTTCGCACTGATAGCACGGTTGTGATTGATGGGTACTTGTTACCGTCTGGTGTCTCATATAGACGAACACCGTCCTTATTTGTTGCTGTTATAGTTTGCAACTCAACTGGTACATGATTAAACATTATTAATTTCTATTCCTGCAATTCCCACATATTATTAGAACTATTAAAAATTCTAACTGTTCCATCTTCTGCTGTAGTTCTGGCAGTTATGCCAGCAGATACCATGTAATTATTATATACCTTCCGTGCCGCTAACCATGTAGGGTCGGGATTATCTCCACTAGGAAGATTTCTTATATACTCTTCTTTGGATTCCCAAACAAAAATTCCAGTTTGTGATAGACCATCGCTAGTCTCACTAAACGATACGGAAAGCTTTCCTGCCGATTTTATGTTCACATAACCATCGATCCGCTCGCCTGCGGCGGCCGCCATGTGTTCTTCAGGCCATAAAGTTGAAGTGTTGGGTCTTGTTATAACTCTTGTGACTGTATAAGTTGCCATATTTAATCTCCGTTTATCATATATTTATAGTTTATGATAATGTTCGAATCCTCTCAACTAGTCTATCTGCTCTATTGGTGACCTGACGATACCACGCCGAGTCAACCATCTCGTCTGCGGCGGCGTGCCAATCACGGGAATCTACACCACGTTTCATACCCTTGAATCCACTCAAACGGGGTCTTCCCATATTGAACATCATGTTTGCAATCACTTGCTGAGCTTCTTCTGGCAACTCATCGAAGTCTGGATAAAGGATGGTGCAGTCTGACAATACTGTTTTGACATCTTGCTCGAAGGCCTCAATGACTCTATCGTCCGATACTGGTGTTCCGATGTCAGCACCATATTCGGGGTCAGACTCAAGAACCAGATGGCCAATGCCAAAAGTAGCATAACCAAGATGATCGTTATATAGTTCAAAGACACACCCCTCGTCAATTTTTAGTTGTTCTCTAAGTTTTTCAATATCCATTAGTCCATTCCTAGTCCCATTTTGATTTTGTTGATTAAATAGTTTCGTACAAATCCAGAGCGTACAATGTCTCCAATGCTGAACTCTGTGCAGTTAAATTCGTCCATCTCTTCCAGAATGCGAAGGAAGTCATGCAGACCATTCCTATCATTAGTTCTCTGTAGATCACTCTGATCAAAGTCACCACAGAACACGATACGAGAGTCCTGCCCTATGCGAGTGATGATTGTGTCCAGTTCATGGAAGTTCATGTTCTGACACTCATCTACTATAACAATAGAGTTATCAAATGTCAACCCTCTTAGGAAAGAAGTTGACAAAAAGTAGAGTGAACTTTGACCCTTTAGACGATCATACAAATTATTGAAAGACTGTTCGTTTGGCATCTCAAACATGAACTGAACCATGTTCTGATACGGCACCTGATACAGTGCAGACTTATCTTCCTCGTCGCCGGGAAGAAACCCAATCTCCCTTGTGGGAATCAGAGAGCGCACAATGATGACTCGTTCATACTTTGTCTTCAAATCGAGAACTGAGTTGAGTGCGAGGTAGAGTGATGCAAAGGTCTTACCTGTCCCTGCCGCACCAAATAGGAATTGGTTCTTACCCTTATTCCATGTATCAAACACAACCTTCTGACTGTCGGTAATCGGTTTAACAGTTACGAGTTGTGAATGATTGATTTCTTTATTCTTACTGGCCATAACAATCCTTTAGAGAGAAAAAGAGGGGGGAGTGGGGGCGCGCCTTCCCCCCTCTGACACATGGGCGGAGTGACTTCCCAGCTTGCGTAGACGCTGTGCATCCCTTGCTGAAGTTTGATTTCTCGCCCGTGTCAATTTTATTTATATAACTCCGTGCTTCTTAAGCACATTTCTTGTCTGAATTTCTTTAGTAGATTGTGTACTACTTGAACCATAACGATCTGCAAGAGGTGTGCCTGGATGCGACTCTGCAATACGTTGCATGTTCTCAGTAAATCCACCGTCTACCTTTGGACCCACACCCATCATGTGATCTCCAGCAATTGCTACTAGAACGGGAACCTGTTGTACTTGAGGATTGAGTTTCTTATACTCATCAAGTTCAGACATAGACATGAACTCGTCATACTCTTCCTGTGTCACAGTATCGTAAAATCTATATGTTGGCATTATACGTCTAACTCCAATTGTATTGGTCCATGCTTTCTCAGGTCATGTAACTCTTCAGTCAGTTCCTTCACACGCATTTGCAAATAATGAATTTGTTTCTGCATTTCAAAAATCTCATTCTTATGAATATACTCAGGCACTAATCGGTCCTCTTTGGACCGTCTGCCCATGTACTCCCAATACGGTTCTCTCTCCATCAGGTGTCCCACCATTAAACCACTCCGGCATAGGGCGTTTCTTCCACTTTGCGAAACGCATTTTCTCTAGTATATAGTAAGTACGATATGCAAGAACAGTGTCATCACCTTTGCAATAATCAGGCATACACTGAGGTGGATCAATGAAACCAATATTAGCAATATTCTCTGGTAGTTTAGAGAGCGCACCGACTAGTCGTTCACTTGCATGGTGTTTACCGTAACGGAAAGTGTACTCTTTAAGAAGATAGTGAAACAGGTCATACAGCCATAGATATTGTTCCATAGATGTGCGAGTCCAGATTGTAGATGGATGGTTCTTATGTGCTAGTTTGTATAGACCCATTGCATCTGCATACTCATCACCATCAAGAACACGATGTGCAGTTGATAGCATCTGAGCAGTCTCCAAAATCATCTTCACCACATGTTTGTCGCAATGAAGTTGTGCGGCAATCACAGGGTCACGGTCTAGATAGAATATGTTCATTGCATTTCCTCAATCGTATCCATAACAGCGCTCATTTTTCTTTCCTTGTATCATCTAATAATAGTATCTTACCCTTTTTCTCATCTAAAGTCAAGACCCTTTCGGATTCAATCATGGATTCTTCCTACCCTTTGGAACATCCCACACAAATGTCAACCTATCAACATCACCATTGTTATATGACATATGTGTGCGTTTGTTATCAAACCAAAAAAATGTGCCGGGTTCGATCTGGTGTGACTCGTCTTCAACTGTGTACAGATATGTGCCTTGCAAAGATAGGTGATACCTATCCCGCGTTAGGTAGTAGTCACCCTCATCTATATGTCTTCCTAGTGTCTCACCCGGCCGCAATCTAAAGAATGCTGCCCGTGAGTGTCGATGTAACTTGTAAGTCTTCAACCACTTCCTGATGCCGGGATAACGGTAGTACATCGGAGTGTTCTGTTGAAGTTCACTATTCTTAGGGTCATCGTTAGAGTTCTTAACCACAGCCATAGTGAGAGGTAGAAACCCATATGGTTTCGTATCTCCAGCAACACCCTGTAGTGATCCCGCAATTGCCCAGTCCTCTTCTTTAATATCAGCGAGGATGGTACTTACATCAATGTTTCTTTCAATAAACCTAAAGTGACTCATCGTTCCCATTTGTAGAAAATATGGTCTTGTATTTCTACAGTCCTTGTCTTGGTCTTTGCCCATGCAGGCATTACATAGTCTGCATGGTAGTGTGTTGCACCATCAGTGATATCATAGAATGGCAGTTCATTAGACAAGATAGAATCAGCAAGACTCAGCATCTCGTTGTATGTTCTCTTGTTCTTTGGATTGTCTGATTGACCATCACAGAACCATGAAAATTGACATCGATGCTTGACAGGAATTTTTACTTTGGGGTCTTTCCATGACTTACGAGTTGGTCCTTCTTGAACAACCTCGCAGACTGAGTTAGGAAACCTATCGTCATTCACACGATTAAGAACAACTGCCGTAACTGCCATCCAACCAGCAGTTCCTTGGTTTCTTGCCTCGTAATACATGTTCTTTGCGAGACAGATTGCAGACTCATCATACTTTGGTTGCGGTGACATTGTTGAACCAACAACAACTGTCCCGATTACCAGTGCTTCAAGTCCGTTCATATTTCACTCAACTCTTCAGTGATATACCGTTTGGCATACCGAGATGCTTCTGAAGAACGAAAGAACTTCTCTGCATCCTCACAGATTTCATCAACGGTGAAATCAAACGGTTTCGGAGCATCGAAGAAATAACCATCAACAAACTCTTCGACATCCATCATCCAGTTTTTCATCTTAGACATTAACAGTCTCCTTTACATTCCAAACCATACCATCACGCATTGCACTCGCAGTAAGAAAAACCTCATTACCATTCATGCCCTCAAAGACAAGATTGATCTTGTCGCCACTGCGTTCAACTCGCTTCAATCCAGCAAGTTCCTCAACAACACAACCGCCCATATCAACTTCAATCATATCACATATTCCTCTTTGAACTTTTCCAACAGACCACCCTGCATATCGTATGCCTCAATCTCCCAAGGCTCATCCTCATACGCAGTGGTTTCATCATAGACCTTACCCATGTACATCTTGCGACCATGAGTCATGTCCTTCATCTTGCGAGTGGCACTCTGCCAGACATGCACCATTTCATGGCACACAGTCTCAACCAGTTCTTCATCATCAAGAGTCTTCTCAACATCGATATAGAAGTCACGATTATTATCACCTTCGTAACACCAACCAGCCTTACCCTCATTCTTGAGGTTCTTAATGATGAGTTCAATCTCAAGGGTTCGCATACGAGGCATCAACTCACTGATGCAGAAGGTAACGGCACTCTCAGCGAGAGCACGTTTCTTCTTCGTAGACCCAATGACATTAATGTAGTTCATATCAACCCTTTTCCGATTATGTCTTATAGTACCATGGCCAGAAGGATTTGTCAACCCCTAAAATACGACGAGGGCAAACCACCCCGCCGCAAATAGGGTTAACATGAATAGGGTTTCAATCACAAGAGTTGCAATCTTCTTCATCAGATAATCCTCTCAAGAGTTAGTTCTACATCATTAGACATGGTGAACTCATCGACAAACTTGTCAGAAAACTCTACATACCCATCAAAGTCGTCACCAATGTCTTTTCCAATCGACTTCTCATAGGCACTAATCAACCACGAAGAATCTACAACATACATGGGAGTCTTTGTAGTCCCAACATTAACGATGGGATTGATGTCTAGCAAATCACCCATGATTTCACGAACCGAAACTTCTTTAGTCATAGTCTACTCTTCCTCTTTGAGTTTTTCAGATTTGGCAGCACGAGCCTTATCCCGTGCTTCTGCGATCATCGCAGACGAAGCACCTGTGCGAAGCAGAAAACGATAATATTTCTCTTCGAAAGTCATATTCTCAAACCACATAGTCATCTCCGTTGTTTTCTCAGTATATCTTATAGTACCATACGCAAAGGAATCTGTCAACCCCTAAAATGACCCCCTAGAGATAAAGGGGGCCAGTCCAGTTGATGGTGTAACCAC